GAGATGGTCTGCGAGGGCCTGATTGTCCGCGAAATACATGCGGGCGTGGAGGCCGTCTTTTTCGAGCCAGACGCGGCAGTCGCCGAAGACTTTCTCGACGGACGGGATGAGATAGTCGCCTTGAACCTCGCCGTGGTCGGCCTGGGCCTTGACGGAGTAGTTCTCGGTCTGCTTGTCTGGGTTGGTGTTAAGGTCTGAGATTTTGATCAGCTTGGCGTCGTGGTCCATGACGTAGAGCTGGTCGAGGTCGCGAAGCTCGCCGGACTCCATCAGCTCGCCGCTATTGGCGAGGATGTTGCGGAAGCGTTTCGCCGTTCCAACCTTGTCCGTGGTCATGAGTCGCGCTTTGATGTATTTCGTGCTGGTCATGCTTCGATTGTCTTGATGAGTCGGTGCCGATTTCGCGATTTTATGGTAAAATGACCATATAATCAGGAGGTTGCGATGAAGATAGGCCTGAGAACCCCATCTTTGAAGAAGTCGCTCAAGGCGAGGACGACCGGCCGCGCGAAGCGTGCCGTGAAGTCGAGCGTGAACCCGCTCTATGGGAAGAAGGGCGTCGGTTTGGCGCTCCATCCTGAGCGGAGCGTGAAGAGCCGCATCTATAAGCGGACGACGATCGATCCGTTCAAGAAGTTGCGCCCATAAAAAAGCCGCCGGAACTGCTTCTGGCGGCCTTTTTTCTACGCTTTCGTGTAGCAAATGATGGCGTATAGATCGAGCGTGGCGGATGTCCAGTTCCACGTTGTGGCCGGAATGCGGTAGGAGAGGTTCGTCGGCGTGAGCTGTGCGACCGAGCCGGAGCTGGTTGAGTCCGTGGTGTTGATTTCGCGCACCGCATCGTTGTCTGGACGGTGGACGAATAGGTTCTGAATGAAGCCGAAGCTCATTCCGCTGATGCCGTGCGCGACGTCCGTGGTGGCATCTTTGGCTGCGTCGCTAACCTTGATGACCTCTTGGTAGAGTGTCTTTCCGTCGATCCATTGGCCGATGACGCGCTCGGTGGTGCTGTAGTCGATGGACGACCAGTCAATCTTGTCATTCGTCACGGCACCAGATGCGATTTTTGTCGTCGCGACGGCGCCGGCGGCGAGCATAGATGTCTTAATGCTTCCGGTCGCGATGTTGATGTTGGCGGTCTTAGCGCTGTCTGCCGCGGTGATGACGCCGGAGCCGATGGTGGTCACGCCCTGCCCGACCGTGATCTTCGCCAATTTCGTCCAGTATGCGGTGGTGCCATTTCCGCCGTCTGCAGTGATGGCGCTCTGGATCGTGGCGGTGCTTGGTTCGCTTGGCGAGCCGGCCGCGGTGCCTTTGACGGCGATGATGCCGGTCTGACTTGGGAAGTCCACGTCCGCGGCGCCTGAGCCGTTCTGTGGGTTGTTCACGTATGCGACGATGACGTCGATGCGGTTGCCGGTTGATGGTGCGCCGTCTAGCGTGATGTCGATAGGCGAGCCGAGGCGGTTGTTGATGGTGGTGAAGTCGCCGGTGTTATTCTTTGCGATGGCGACGTCGCGCGTTGTGCCATTTCCGCCGATTTGGACGGTCATGCCGCTCTTTGGCGAGCATCCCCATCCGCTGACGATGCCACCGTCTGGGAAGGCGGCGAGGATGTCGTTGATGGCGTTCGGCGTGGAGCGTCCATTGAAGCCGGCATTCGTGCCGACGGCGTTGTTCGGGTTGGTCATTCTTCCTCCTTATGTGTGAGGCCGTAGAAGTCGCAGAGGCTCTTCACGGTCATCTTGATGTGTTGTGTGGTCTTGCATCCTCTGCAGTTGAGATTTGCGTCGATGCTCTGCTCCGTGTCGCCGAGGATGCGTCCGCAGTTCGGGCAGTAGATCTTGATGAGGGCCATTTTAGGCGGTCCTCACGAGTTTTTCGTCGAAGTAGCACTTGCAGTTGACGTGTGCGTTCGGTATGCGGCCGTAGTCGTTCCATTGGCTCTGCTCGTAGCCGCTGAACTCGATCTCTGTGCCGTCCTTCTTCTCGATCACGTATGGCTGAGGCGTGAATGCCTTGCCGAGGCGGGTGATTTGGCCGTCCATCGCGGCGCAGGCCGGGCAGACGGGTCCGGCTTCTGGTGATGTGCGCCAGATGAGGTCGATGGTGAGGTGATATTGCTCGGCGATGCTCTCGTCCATCTCTAAGCGGCCGCTTTTGAAGGCGTAGACGACCTCGTTGCGCGCGATCGTCGCGGCTCTGCCGGCCGGCATGATGTCGGCAAGGCGTTGCTCGATTTGTTCGCGGGTGAGGCCTTCGGATGACTCGAGCGTTGCTCTTAGGAGCTCGCGGCTGTGCTGGTCGAACCCTTTGACAAGTTCGGCGGTGCGCTCGCGGATGCGGTTCTGGAGCGCTTCGCTGATGCTGACGCCCTTCTCGAGCATTTCCTTGATGGCTGCCTCGATGTCCTCGTCGGCGAGTCTGCCGATGGCTTCGAGTGCTTCGGTGCCGCCGCGGTTTGCTTCTTCTTCTAGGAGGTCAAAGATTTCGTCCTGGATGCCTTCGAGGTCGATGTCCTTCTTCTCGGCGAAGATGGCGCGGGCGAGACTCATCAAACGTTCGAATATGGCCTTCTCGGTCTTTTCGTCCTGGGTGAATGGCTTGTAGTAGTCCTCGCTGTGTTCGTGGTGGTGCTGGCAGACACCGCGCTGTTGGTGTAAGTCTTTGACCGGCTCGGGAGCTGGTCCGCCAGGGGCCACTGCGAGGGATGCCTCTGGCGTCGATTGAATATTCTGTTCACGGTCTGCCAGCACGCGGTTGTAGATGCCGGTGGCGACAGGTGCCCATTTCTTGGTCTGGAGGTTTAGGGCGATGCAGGCGGCGACCGGCTTCGAGCCGCTTGCGATTAGCTTGTGGAGGTTGTTGACGTTCTTCTCTGCCGTTTCGGCTTCGACTTTGCGGCGCTCGGTGAGCTCCGGCTCGTCTAGTTGCCAGGCGATTCCGTAGCCCAGGCCGCCGGTGATGCGGTCGAGCTCATGCTGGAATTCGCTCCAGAATTTGCGGAGGGCTGGCTTGACGCGGCGACGAGTGAATTGGTAGTCGCTGAGCTCGGCGTTGTCGTATTTGGCGGAGCTGTCGTCGCCGAGGATGAAGTTGCTGACGCCGTAGGCCTTGTTGAGGCGGTCGTTGATTACGTCGACGAGTTCGCGGATGGCGAGGGTGTTGTTGTTGCCCTGGATTGGTTTCACCTCGACCTGGTCGCGCTCGGTGCCGTCGTCGTTGTTGAATTGGCGCCAGAGGTAGATGGTCTTGTTGCGATTGCTTGCGCCTTTTAGTTGCCTCTCGAGGTCGGCCTGGGTTTCTTTGAATTTGGCCTGCGTCGATGCGCGGATGATCGTCACGCTGGCCGGGATGGCGCCGTTCTCGAGGTAGGCCTTCTCGAATTGCGCGAGGAGGTCGTCGATGATCGCGTAGAAACGGACCGCGCTGGCCGGGCTGACGCCCTGGAGGTTGCGCGGGTTGCGGGAGTAGCAGAGCGTCATGACCTCGTCATCGTAGAGACGGTCAACGCCGCCTTCATCGTTCTCGACGAGCCAGTATTCGTGGCCGAAGCCGTCGTTGACGTGGGTGTCGCAGGTGAGGAGCGTGTAGCCCTCGATGTTGCCGTTCTTTTTCTTGTGGACGCGGATGTAGAGATATTTCTCGGTCAGCCATGTGGCGAACATCGTGTCGAGGAATTCGATGCCGCCGAAGGTTTCGTTCGGATCATATAGGAGCGCGAGCTCTGGCGTGGCGTTGAGGTCCTTGCGGGCGCCGTTGCGACCGACGCCGAACGGGATGACGCTCACCATCTCGTCGACGAGCGGGCGGACCTGGGCGAAGACGTTCTCGTAGTCGGAGCAGATTGGCGAGGCGAAGAGCTGGTTGCGGAATTCCTGGGTGATGGCCTTCGCGGCTTTGACGCGACGCGCTTCGGCGGCGTCTCTTAGGCGTGAGAAGACGCTCATTTCTTGCCCTTCTTGGCCTTGATGGTCTTGGCCTCGATTTTAACCTCTTTGACCGGCTTGGCATTTAGGATGTCCTCGTAGTTTTGGCTGAAGTTGACGCCATCCGTGAAGAATGGGAAGCCGACGACGCCCTTCTCGATGGCTTTGGCGCATAGTTCCTGGCCTTCTGATGTGGCGAAGCTCAATTTGCGGAATTCGGCGCCCTTTTTGGCGATTTCCGCGAGCATTTTCTGGTCTTTGGCGGATGTGGAGCCGCAGAGGAAGCAGTCCTGGTAGACGGCAATGATGTTGGTGCTCATTTGGCCTCCTTGATGTTCTGGATGATGCCGTTGATGGCGTCATCCGTCATTTTGTCGACGGCCTTCGTGGCCATTTGGTCGCTGGTGCGGTCTAGCATCGCGAGGGCCTTCTCGCCTTCGAGCAGATAGCTGCGGAGGATGGCCTTGTCGGTTGGTGTCATGTGTTTAGTGAGGAAGTCGAGGACGTAGTCCTGGTCCTCCTCGATGAAGCAGGACGCGAGAAGCTCGTCGGCCTTTGCCGCGGCGTCGTTGCTGTCCCAGTTGATGCGACTCAGGCGGAGGCGTTCGCCTGTGTCGAGTGATTTCGGTGTGCAGTCTCTGCCGTTGAATTCGACCGGCTGGATGCCACTGAAGCGTAATTTCTGAGCCATTGTGTCTCCTTTAATGTTCTTGCCGTGATTGTAGTGTTCGGTCGGTGCCGATTTCTAAAAGTCGAAGCGCTGGCGCTCGAGGTCGTCGATGGCATAGCGGAGCGCGTCCATGAGGTGATCGTTGCCGTCCTCTGGTTCGTCGAGGGTTTCGCCGGTGCGCTTGGCGCGCCATTTATAGCTGAGATATTCGCGTTCGAGGTCTTTGCCGTCGTAGACGATGTGGCGCTGTTTGACGCGGTCGATGCCGCGGATGACGCTGCCGGCCTTCTTGTCTGCGCCGACGCATCGGAAGCCCTGCGCCTTGATTTCTGCGATGATTTCCGGGCGGGCGGAGTCCGCGACGATGAGGATGTTCGGGTCGATGTCGTGAGCGCGGAGGGCGTCGCCGTATTGGCTGCCGAGCAGGCCTGTCTGGTAGATGATTTGCTTGGCGATGATGTCCTCGGCGTCCGTGCGATAGATTGCGACGAGTGCCGTCTCGTCGTTGCTGAAGCCGAAGTCGAGGCCGTAGCGGATGAGCTGGGCGTTTTCGTAGTCTTTGGCCGTCGCCATGCGCCAGCCGGCGTATATGTTGCCCTCGAGGGTGCCGATTTGGCCGAGGCCGTAGACGGTCCACCAGTTGCTCGGCTTCTCGCCTGGTTTCGGCTTCTTGCTCTCGATATATTCCCGGATGCTCGGCGCGAGGGCCTCGTTGTCGAGGTAGGTCAGGATGATGAAGTCGCAGTTGGTGGCGTATTCCTTGATGAGCCAAGTGTGCGCCCAGAATTCGTGGGTCGGGTTGTAGTCGATGATGACCTTGCCGCTGGTGCGCGCTGCGAGTTGTTCGAAGGTCTCGCGGTCCATGTCGTTGGCCTCGTTGACGAATAAGAGGTCGCGGGCCGGGCCGTGTGCGCTCATCTTGTCGACGCTGATGAATTCGAGGATGGTGCCGTTCGCGAAGGTGTAGATTTTGCTCGAGCTGTTCCATCGCTCTGGCTCCCAGATGCCGGCGTTCTTCATGATGGCCTGAAAGTCGCGGATCGCGCCGCGG